ATATTAGGCGCCTCAAGAAGAGCAATTACACCTGCAGGGTTAAATTAATATAGGTGTATTTAACCCTGCAGGTGTAATTGCTCTTCTTGAGGCGCCTAATATTCAAACCATAGTAATTTATGTGGACGCACCTGATAAAATGCGCTTAATGCGTTATTTACAACGCTCTGATAATCCTAATTGTGCAGAAATGTGTCGTCGTTATTTTACAGATGAAACAGATTTTAGCGACCTTGAATTTGAATATTACAGGTTTGCAAATATGGATAATAATACCAATCCAGACCTACTTATGAACTATGGTATTACTTTGCCTATTAGTAGAATGTGGTTATCTCTTGGTAAAGATCCGGCTGTTTTTAGTGAACATTTAAAGTTGATAAAAGCAAAATGAGGTCAAAAATAATTTAACTAATTATAATAAAAATTATATTATAATGTCAAAATTAAATGAAAAGGAGAAAATGACATGGATATAACTTTATATTCAAAGCCTGGATGCCCCCAGTGCAAAGTGTTAAAAATGAAAATGGATAAAGCTGGTATCAGCTATAAGCATATTGAAGATGAAGATGCAATTATTGCTCTTGGAGTAAAAGCTGCTCCCGCGCTTCGTATGGATGGTACTATCTATACAGGCCCAGAAGCTATTAAGTGGTTTACTAATTGGGCAAAGGAGCATGCTAATGGATAATCAATATTGCATTTATTGTTATACCAATAAAATAAATGGCAAAAAATATATTGGTTAGTCTAAAGATATCACGCGTCGCTGTCACCCCTCTAACTATACTGGCTGTGTTAAATTTTATCATGCTATTGAAAAATATGGATGGGATAATTTTGAATAGACTATTTTATATGAGAACTTAACATTACAGGAAGCTAATCAAAAAGAAGAAGAACTTATCACAAAATATGATACTGTGAATAGTGGCTATAATATAAAAAGTGGCGGATTGAATAATGAATATTCAAGAGAATCTCGTCAAAAAATGAGTAATAGTTGTAAAACAAAAAGAAAAATTATATGTTTAGAAACACAAAAGGTTTTTGATAGCGCAAAAGAAATTGAACGATTAAAGGGTTTTGCTAATGCAAATATTATTGCGTGTTGTCGTGGAAAATTACACACTGCATATAAATTTCATTGGACATACTATGAAGATTATTTATCAAATAATCTTCCTCTATCTGAAGATAAAAGAGTTACTCCAGTTTATTGTGTGGAGCTAAATCAAAACTTTAAATCTCTAGCAGAAGCAGAGAAAGAGCTTGGCATACATCATGAAAACATATCTCGATGCTGTCAAGGATTTTTACAAACAACAGGAGGATATCATTGGAGATATGGAAGTTAATGTTAAATTAAAGAAAAATTTTGTTACTGCTTATAACAAAATGCAAGATGAATTTGGAACTGAAATGGCAAAGCTTAATGGATTTGCTGATGAACAATTAAGTTACACAGATTTTATTAGTTCATTTATCGATACCAAAGTCGTAGCTGACGCGAGTATTGATGGCAATAGTAATGTTAGTAAAAAAGATATTGTAACTCTCTTAAACGAAATGCCAAAACCTCATAGAAAATTATTAGCTTATAATAAAATTCATTATGAGATGCAAAAACATTTTGGTTTTAAACGTGCAAATGAGTGGTTGCGCGCCGAATGGATTGGTCAGCTCTACATGCATGATGCTGATACCTCGACCTTTAAACATTACTGCTATAAGGGTGAAGAACTTGTAACAGTAAGAGACAAGGTGCATCGTGAATACACTTTTGCACTTAAGAATTTGTATGAAAATATTTTGTATATGGATACAGAAGCAGAAGAAAAATATGATGTATCTATTGAACAAAATGCACTTTTCCCGAAAAATATCGAGATACTTGATATTAATGAAGAAACTGGAGAAAAATGTTGGACTAAGATTACTCGCGCAGTTAAACACACAAATAATAAACCTATGCGTTTTATCAAGTTAGCAAATGGTTTATCACAAATTGTAACAGAAGATCACCCTATTATTACCGATTGTGGAGATATTCCTGCAAAGGATGTAACTAGTGAGTATCGAGTCTTTACAATACAGCCTAATAAATATTCTGAAAGTCATCAAGAAATTGTATATCAAATTCCTTATAATAGAGAGACAGGATGGATATTAGGTATGGCTCTTTCCGAAGGAAATAGTCTGAATAGTCAATTTGTAATTGCTCAAAAACTAGATTCTCCTCAAGCTGAAAAATTAAAATATATCTGTGACCAATATGATATTCCATATTCAGAAAGTGGAGATAGAAAAATTTATTTAAAGGTTAGTCCTTTTGAAGAATGGTTAAATTCACTATTAAAAGGTCAGACTTCTGCAACTAAGCAGTTACCATCATATTTCATGACTTATCCTTCTGAATTTATGGATGGAATTATTGCGGGAATGATCGATGGCGATGGTACTATTGATGGATATAAAAATAGACATTGTCATATCCGTATTGCCTCAGAAACGCTATGCCATCAATTGAGTATGTATTTACATTCCAAAGGGGTTTTTGCAGGAGATCGCACTCCATTTAGATATAATCGAGCTGGAAGCTTCGAACAAAAGTTACCAATGTTTGGGATTGGCTTCACTTTAACGAACGAAGAATATTTTTCTCGTATTGGAAGTATTAAAATTGCTGAAAAATATATTCCTTTAACTCGTAAAGGTAATTTTAAAAACAAGCAATATGAATATAACTATGGATGGGTCTCAGTTATTGATAACTCAGAGTATATTGATGAATGCCCTGAGGTATATGACTTAACAACAAAAACAGGTCATTTTATTTGCAACAACATTCTATCTCATAATTGTTTTGCTTATGACCTGAAAGACCTGGCTGAAAAAGGACTATATTTTATTGGCGCACCTTTTAATCCTGAGCCTGCTTAGCATTTAACTACTTTTGTTGATTTTGTTAAAGAGTTTATTAGCTATGCTTCTAATCGTTCCTCCGGCGCCGTAGGACTTCCTAATCTCATCCCTTATATGTATTACTTTTGGCATAAGGATATGGAAGAAGACTATCTCGGTATCAAGAGTAGCGGAAATGGAGAGAAATATGCACGTCAAAACTTCCAGCGTTTTGTATACGCAGTGAATCAACCTTATGTCCGCGATGGGTCGCAATCTGCATTTACTAATACCAGTGTATTTGATCGTCCTTACTACGAAGCTTTATTTGGCGGCAGTGAGTTCCCTAATGGAGAATTTATGATTGACTATGAAGAAGAAATTATTGAATTCCAAAAATGGTATATGGAAACCGTTGCTGATATCAGGGACAAGAATATGTTTACTTTTCCAGTACTTTCAATCTCTCTACTAAAACAAGAAGGTAAATTCCAAGATGAAGATTTTGCGCGCTGGGCAGTTAAACACAATATGCGCTGGTCTGACAGTAACCTATTTATTGATGATTCAGTAACTTCACTTTCTAACTGTTGTCGTTTGAAGAGTGATATTAAAGACCTAGGTTATTTTAATAGTATCGGAGGTACCGCACTAAAAGTCGGTTCAGTTAAAGTCTCTACAATCAACCTCGCGCGCCTCGCTCTTGATAGTGCTAATGAATTTGAATATCTATGTGGATTGAAGAAGTTGACACTTTTGAATCTTCAAGCACTACATTGTGTACGTAATATTATTCGTCGTAATGTTGAAAAAGGACTATTACCTAATTTTTCTAATGGGTTAGTCGACTTTGAACATCTTTATAATACTATTGGTTTTATCGGAGTATATGAAACAATGAAGCGTTTTGGCTATACTCGTACAGATGAATTTGGCAATGTTTACTATACAGAAAATGCTTCGTCGCTTGGTAAAAGAATCTTTGAGACTATACGTCAAACGGCAGATGAATTTATTGCAGAGGTAGGCGCCGATTATCACGTTAATACTGAATAGATCCCCGGAGAGTCGGCTGCCGCAAAGCTAATGAAAAAAGACAAATTCTTTTATCCGGAAGCGAGCATCTTTGACTTACCGCTTTATGGTAATCAATTTATTCCGCTTGGTATACAAACAACCCTTGCCGAGCGCGTACGTATCGCCGCAGAGTTTGATGGATATTGCAATGGAGGTTCGATCCTACACGCCAATATCGATGCCCCATTTGATAGTTTTGATAAGGCTTGGGATATGGTTAATTATATCTCTGATGCAGGAGTAACATATTTTGCTTTTAATACCAAGATTCAAGCTTGTGATAATAACCATGCCTTCTATGGACGCACTTGTCCAGTATGTGGTCGACCAGTTGAAACAGAATATACTCGTATCGTTGGCTTTTACACCCCTATAAAGACGTGGTCAAAAGAAAGAACTAATGAATATAAAATGAGAAAATGGGAGCCTATTAATAAATGAAAATAAAAGGAATTATATTTGAAGATTTTGTAAATTATAAAGTTCCTTGTATGACAATAGAAACGCCTATTTGTAAAGGTTTTAAATGCGATCGTGAATGCGGCCAACCAGTGTGTCAAAATAGCGCACTGGTGGCCGCACCTGATAAAGAAATTGCTAACACTTCAATAGTACAAGCTTATAGAAACAACCCTATCGCGCGCGCGATATGCTTCCAAGGTCTAGAACCTTTTGATACATTTGAAGACCTGTTAAATCTTATCTTTGTTTTTAGAGAATGTTATTCTATAAATGATGATATTATTATCTATACAGGTTATAATAAAGATGAGATTGAAAATGAATTAATTCAATTAAAACAATTTTCAAACATCATAATAAAATTTGGGCGCTATATTCCAAATACTGAGTCACATTATGATGAAATACTTGGCGTAAAATTGGCTTCTCCCAATCAATACGCAGAAAGGATTAGTTAATGATCATTAAAAGATATGCTAGTGATGAACTTGCCGCTGAGATCCGCACAGCTATTAATGCTGCTGAAGGACATTGTCCTTGTGTGCTAAAAGAATTTCGAAATGAAGATACTAAATGTATGTGTAAAGATTTTCGTGAATCACCTTAGGGGACTATTTGCAATTGCGGTTTATATATAAAAACAGAAGCTTGACAAAAATAAAAAATTAAATTATAATTATTATATATAGAACAATTTAAGGAGAAAGAAAAATGAAAGCCAACTATGAAGATAAAATTCCAAAGCAAACGTCAGAAGTCTCTCTTGGAAATCTATATGATATAAATAAGCAGTTGATGGAAAAAGAGCCTAAGATTAGCGATGCTCAACTTGAACTTTCGCGTGAACATTTAAGAACTTGGTTTCTAAACCATTTTGAACAAAAGTATTTTATGCTTTTATGTCATGA